ATATCACCCAAGGCTTCTTCTTTAAGCCTCTCTATGATCTCGTCAGAGTCTTTGAGGTTGCGTTCTCGGGACTTCTCCAATTCAAATGCAAGCATTCGTTGGACATCATCATCTTTCATCAATCTATAACCTTGATTATGTGATGACTTCTCTGAATACCCACATCGTTTTGCGGCTTCAGTTGCGTTCTTTGTCACCAAGAAATGCTCAACGAATTCTAGCTTTCTTTGTTTTAGTGGTTTGTTTTTTATTGTCATAATAGTTGTTATTAATTCTAATGCACCATTGTAGCATCTCTTCTTGTTCTTGGGTCCATTTCATCATGTTAACTGCGTAGCACACTAGCTGGATATTCTTAAGGTGATAGTGGTCCTTACAATTGATCCTATCAATGCTTATGTTCTCACCATGATATCCGCTACCGTCTTTAATGTGAGTCATCTCTATACCACTTAATGCACACTTACCGTTCTGCTTATAGTAGAGCCCTATGATCTCTTCAGGTGTTATTAGATAGTTATGAGTTTTCTTTCTCTTGTACTTCAGTTGGCTATATAGGTGTCTTATGAATGATTCGGGGGTTTTGGTCTTTCTTTTATTTCTTTCCCCGTTTGAGCACGGTCTGCATGTTCTGTTGGTGTATGTCTTACCGTTTCCATTTATTCCTGTGTAGAAGCTACTAAGGTCTAATACCTTCTTGCATGACTTGCATTTTCTATGACCAATCTTTTGGGAATTGATCTTTGATGGTGATCTTGAATGCATCTACATCCTTAAGTAATTCTCTGAATCTAGTCATTGCCTTCTTGGATTGTGATACCGCAATTGTGTCCCCCATTTTTTCTTCCCCGAGAAGCACGCACCCCAAACTATCTTTAATCGGATAGTTGCCAACATGGAACAAGATATAGGTCCTGTTTGGCACATCTTGAATCTCAAAGGTCTCCCCAAATCTTTGTGAGCTATATGCCTTACAAATATATTCACCGGTTGGGATACAAGATATTTCTTTTTGGTTGTTCATCCATGGTCGTTCAGCGGTCCAGAATTCTTGATCTTTAATTGTGAGAAGACCAAGCGTTCCGCTAGGATGATATGCGTATCTATTTAATTCTGCCTCGATCATTGAGTTGCGTTTAAAAAAGATATTAGCCTCCTACGAAGAATCTCCAAGCACCACTTGCAAGCAAGGTAATGCCCACTAGAACAAATCGTTCTGACCAAGATACATACACATTATTTTTGTTCTGCACCTTCTCAAGATTTCTGAGTCTGAGCTCGTGATCCTGTAAGTCATTTTTCTGACTGACCATCCGCTCTTCTAACCTTGGGAGTATTCCGACCATCTCTTTAATGTGTCGTACAGACTCCTCTAGGTTAGTTAATCTCATGTCTAGTTTTTCGATCTCCATGATTAGTAAAAGGTATGCGATAACTGCTGTTGATTCAAGGTGATTGTTCGTCTTTTTTTCTTTCCCCGAAAAACACCCTCCTAAAATAAATTAAAAATAATTCGTATACATTGTTGACATTCTTATTTAAGACCTTAATATAGGAACTACTGAGGCACTAACTAACCCCCTCAGTCATGTAAATAGGAGAGCAAATGCTTAGATTACAAAATCAAAACTTGGCGAAGGATCGTCAAGAACGGGACATGATCGAGCACATTACAAATGTGCTTCTCCATGGCGGTGCTAACGATGCTGATATCCAAGAGATGTTGGATCAAGCTGGTATTGACTTGAAGAGAACTTCTAAGGGGTTTTCTTTCACTCTCAACTTTAGTTGGGTGCAGGCTAACTGATGAGCCCTTATTGGGCGAAACCTTCTCACTTTGGGAAGGTCTTAGTCAAAATTAAATAGGAGAAAATTATGGATGAACTAAAAACTTTTAACTTAACTATCAAATGTCAGTCAGAGTCTGAGAGAGACATTCTTTTAGAGACATTACTTACGGACCCTGTTACCGGTCCTTATGTGCGATGTATTCGCAATTCAAATGTCTTCTTTTCAGAGAATGACGGTAAGCATTTTATGGATGCAGAAAGGGAGGTGAACTAATGAGTTGCGTAATGGATAAATATATTTTGGATACTTCCGGAAATTTATTTTTTGATACAAAGCCTCTTAGCATTAGCGAGCCAGATAGCTTGGTGATGTGGAGAGCTCTTGAGGTTTACTTAGATCAGATACAGAGCAATCACCCTTTAGCTAACGATGATGATGCTCAAAGGGCTGAGTTGCTCCAAGCTAAGATGATCTACCTAGCATTAGAGTTTGCTGGAACACTTGATGGTAGGACCTTTAAGGATATCTATGAAGAGGTATCCGGAGTACAGGCTAACTGATGATCGCTGATTGCGTGAAACCTTCTTCTTTCCCCCGAAAGGAGGAGGTATTAGTCAACATTCAAAAGGAGGAAAATATGAATATTGCACAAAAAACTAGAGGGATAGTTTTCAAAAATTATTCCTTTGACGAGGGGTACATTGTTAATGAGCTCAAGAAGCTCATGCAAGAGTACGAATCAACTGAAGCCTTTATAGAGTTTTTCTACAAGCTTGATGGTGCTGATTGGATCGCTGATAGTTATATCAACGAGAAGTCCAGCTTGCTTGATAAGGAACCCTATTTTTGGATTCGTGGTTTAGACAACGAGAACCTTGAAATCTTACTTGGATTGATGGGTTGGAAATGGGATGCTGTTGTTCGCAGTATGGTCAGGGGGTCTTAGTCATGGATAACAAAAAACTTTTAGACTTCTACATCTTTACGATAACCGGCTTAATCGCCATTAGTTATTTATTTATTGCTTACAAATTACAAGGAGGTATCTAATGCAATATTTTGATTACTACGAGATGGAGGATGGGACCATCGACAAGGAGCTCACACTTAACTCAGGGGGCTTTGCTTTGCTTTCAGATATGCTGGAAGGCATTGTTGAAAAGCTTACAGGAGAGGATGACATTGTTTGTCCAGATCACAATGAGTTGTGTGAGATTAGATTTGACATCATGGATTTAGCTACAAAAATTGCAAGGAGGAAATATGCAAACAATTAAATTACAACCAAAAAATGTCTTCGGTAGAGACCTTTTCTACCCAGAATGTCAGCTTGCTAAAAAGCTGGCAGTCTTTCAGGGGTCAAAAACATTTACTGAGTTTGACCTAAAGCAACTAAAGGAGATGGGCTTCAAGCTTGAGTTTGTGGCTGGTGTTCCTGAATATTTAAGGGAGGCGTAATCTTATGACTAGTAGTGAAGCATACGAGATTGTTACTAAAAACCTTGGAGAGAGGACCGGTGATTACAGTTTACACATCGAAGCTGTAAAGCATTTAATCAATGCTGGTCTTGCATGGAAACTTGGACACAAAATCGCTCACGAGGCTGAACGATGGATTGATCTTGGTTATTTGTCTGCACCTAAATCGACTGAGCTTGACTCTCAACAGGAAGTCATTGCTGAGGCTTTTGGAACAGATGATGTTGTAGAGGTCAGAGGTATTGAATACCTAATTGGGGTGTCTAGCTTTGATGTTGCTTTATCAATGCAAAAGCAAAACCCAGATGGATTTAAAAGAATGATTCAAAAACTAGGAGGTACAAATGGATAATCATTTAAAAACGGTAGGGGCTATTTCATCTATGTTTAGTCTTATGTCTAACAATGAAGACAAAGGTGTAGATCAAAGAGCTAGGTTTTACGCAACGATTCACGGAATTTCTTTTCCCCCCGATTGGCACGAGCTTCCGGTAGAGGAAAAAATTGCGAGGATCGATGCACTAGATAAACTCGCACTTGAGGAGGTGTCTGATGTATAGACCATCTTGGATAACTAAATCGCAATTAGAAGTTGCTTATGAAAAGGGCTTAAAATTATTAAATGCTTTTTGTTTTGCAACAGACGGTGAACAATCTTGGACTGAGATAGAGATAGATGGAAATTTTTTTGACATCGAATGCTTTCAAGAAACAGAGCAAGAGGATATTGTGTGTAATGTCTACCCAACATATCCAACTAAGGGTGGAACATGTAGAGAAACGGATTGCGGTCAATCAATTAGACTCTGCACAAGAAAAGGAGGTGCCTAATGGATAACATCACTAATGTTCAAGCTTGGGACAAAAACGGTACCAAGCTTCTGGTAGAAACCTATCAAGATGGAACTGTGAAGATGAACAAAAGCACAGTGGAATCTTTTAGGAAAAAATACGATCTCGATCCAATAGATGTTGTTAAGTACAACTGCTTACCGGTAGAGATGTTTGAGGACCCAAAGGAGGTCATAGACTACAGGGAGGCAGATGATGAGTAGCGTATATGAAGATGCTCTTGAAACTGTTAACAGTGGTCTGTGGCTTCAGCTAGAGGGATCAGCTGGTAGACATTACAAGTACAATTTTATTGATACAGGTATTTTAAAACCAACTGAAAAATCTCAGCTGTTTCCGGATGGATATGGTCGCTTGGTCAATGTCCCGATCTTTAAAATAGATTGGGATAAAATTGATCACTACCACGAGACCGATCCTGATTGGATCGATTCATTGGAGGGCAGTGACTATGACTGAGCACAAAGATTTGATTGAGCAAAGGCGAGAGGAACTTGGAGAGGAGGCTGTTGAAAAAGCAATGGACTCCTCTGTGAGTCAGATCATCTTGCATGTTGATAAACGGGACCCAAGCTTTAAGAGCTATATGAGAACTGAATATCATTCGGGCAGGGCGGAAACTGAATTCTTTGATAAGAGAAAAAAGAAAAGAGTTTCTTGGACCGATCCGGTAATTAGGAAGTGGGAATTCGTTAAGAACTTTTTGCTCAAGCGTTAATCAAGTATGATGTTTCAAGGAGGACAAAATGGAAATTTGGATAAACCTATTTTTAGTTTTTCTTCTTTGGAACATCTTAGCAATTATTGCTGTGATCTATCGTGATAAATGGATCAACGGACTCAATATTTTCAAGGAGAAAAAAAATGTCAAACAAAGGCATAGCACTAAAGGTCGTAGAGTTGTCAGAAAAAATAATTCGCAACAATCCAGACCTAAGTCTCAAAGGTCTAAAAGAGCAACTACAAAGTCTCGGGTACGATCTAAAAGATAAAACCGTCATCCAGCTTTTCTACAGAGCCAAGGATTTAATAAGTCAATCGACTTACTCAAAATAAACTATCTTTTTTTAAGGTTGCCATCTTCATGATGGCTTGCCTTTTTGATACTCTTATAGGTTCCCATGTTATTTAAAGAAGCAATTACACAAGTCGCAAGAAAACTCAAAGAGGATGAAGTCAGAGATCATTCCTTTACTCAGCTATTAGATAACTATCCAAAAGACTTATCAGAGGATGATTTAAGATTAGCTCTTAGAGCTATGGAGATCGTCTGTAGTGTCGTGCTTAAGGTAGACTAGTACCCTAGCCCTTATCTTTTTTTCCCCGCTTCTCAGGGGGCTCAGGAATCCTCATCCAATACAATGGCTTGATGCCGAGTGTCGATAAGAATGAGCAGGTGTTTTTTTTGTCAGTGTCCGGTGATAGTAATTCCATCATTCCAGCATCGGTGTTTTTGCTGTGTGCGTAGATCAAACAGAAATCATTATCGGGCAGTGGCTCCTCGTTGATATCGATCCACTTCTCGTTGGTCCTGTGTATGTAAACTAGATCGCCCATTAGTGAATGGTTTTCTTTTCTTCCTCGCCCATCATCACGAAGTCTGTAATCTCACCCACAACTTTAATTCCTTTTAACAATGCAATACCCTCGGCTTGATCAAAGTCTTCAGCAACTATGTTAGGACCGTCATAGACTTTTCCGTCATGCTCAAATTCTGTTGCAAATATTTTCATACGCTTATCTTTTGAGCCTCTGCTTTTGCTGACTCAAAGTTATCTCCAAGCTTTTGCCATAACTTATCTTCATAACTTCTAAATACCCAGCCTGTAACCTTGCCTGTTTTTCTACCCATTGGGTTGTTGGGTATCCATCTAACAACAGGATCGATGATACCGATTGTTTCTAATTCTTTTATGAGAATATCTTTTTTATTCATTGCTTATGTGGAATTTGCTGTAGTAGTCCTCGTACATATTTCTGAACTCCTCAAGAGTGGGAATAGGAACATGTAGGATTTTTTTATTTCCAATAGGAACATCTGAGTTTGTTAGATTTTTGATATAAGTTTTGTATGCTTCTCTCAATTGCTTCTCTGTATACAAAATCATTTCTTGGGCGGGGATTTCTTTGTTTTCCCCGATCCAGCCCACAAGGTTTTTCTTGCCCAAAAATTAGCCGAGAATTTGTCATTCTTTGTAAGCCCCCCGCTTTTGTTTCTAATTCCAGCAGATCGTGCAAGATAGGACTTCCTAGCCTTAGAACTATAATTGTGACCATAATCTTTGTGTCCAAAATTAACTACCTTGATCTCGTTACCCTTCTTGGCTAACACTGTTTTTTTAAACTTACCTGAGCCACGGTATTGCATCGGCTTATTGAATCCGGGATATTTTTTACCCCTGTATTCAACTCCGCCTGAAACTCTTTTGGTGTCTTTGACAGTAGCCATTACTTTTTTTTCAAAGCATTCTTGTAAGCCTGATGGCTTGATCCCGGCATAAATACTTTTTCTTTGCCTCTTCCGTGTGAGTGTATCCCCTTAAGACCAAGCTTCTTTGCTTTTGCTTTTGCTTGGGCTGGGGTTTTAAAGATGTCCTTGTTTCCTTTAAAGACTTTATGGCGGGGTTGCTTGGATATCTTACCTTTTAGAGGCATTACTTTTCCTCCTTACTTTCTTCATGGACTTTAATTTCCTGAAGTCAGCACCGGTAATTCTGTTTTTTGGTTTTGCAACCTTCGCTATCTTTTTTTGTCTTGGTGATAATTTCTTACGCATTACTTTCTCCTTCTTGCTTTAACCTTTTTCCAAAGATCTGCATCAGCTTTTCTTGCACCACCTCGACCTGAAGCAAAAGACCTAGCCCTTGCAACACCCCATGATGTTGGAGTCTGTCCCGGTCTTGATCCACTAGAATAAAAAGCTCCTCGCCCTCTTCTTACTACTTGCTTAAGAATTCCAACAGGTACATTGTATTTCTTAGACATGTTTTTAAGAGTGGTTTCAGTGCTATTTTTTCTTTTTGCCATCTTTAGCTCTCCGTTTGGCTAATTTGTTCATAGATGATTTAGATAGGGTTTTACTCTTATATTGTTTACGAGCTTTCAAGATTTCTTGTTCTCTTTTCTTTCTCTTCGCCCCGGTCAACCCAGCCAAATATTTTAAAGGCACACCACTTTTTGTTTTAGGAACTCGGGCAAACTTCCTTTTAGTGGTTTTGCTTTTCATCTACTTCCAAAAATTAATTTTTTCCCACCAACTAGGCTTGTATCTTTTGATCCAAGCTAAACTAACTGATACGACTACTACTAAAACTAACCATTCCATAGCTCTCTCCTTATTTTCTCTTTGTATTCTTTTCTAGCTCTGTTTAATGTAGCTCTGTTTTGTGCAATCAAACAGGGCACAGGGGTAGAATATTCACCCTCATCAGGATATGAATAAAAAAACTCATGACTTGGATATTGAATATCCAGATAATCAACTAATTTTTTTAACAATCCTAGCGATACAGTATTATCACCTATAAAAAGAAGAGCATCAAATTCGTCTACATCGTCTATCCAATTAGAACTTGTGAAGATGTTTAAAAAAGGAACAAGTTTAATCCTGTCCCTTTGGAATGACTCAATGCTGTGCGGGCAGACTGCCCTTATAGAATTAAGATATTGAAACCAATCAACCTCTTGATTTTTTCTTTCCACCTTTTTTCTTTTTCTTTCCTTTTCCTCTCATTCCCGGCATGCGATCACCTCTCTTTATATATTTTGATAACCCGTTGTTTAACCATGTCCTTCATAGAATTGTCTGGCAACTCTTCCCAAGCTCTCCTTCTTTCCTCACGAGTTTTAAGTCTAGCGATGGTCTTGGGTAAAGACATCTGCATAGCTAAAAGATAACATAAGTTTATGCATCCGGGTGATAATCCTTTCATATAATCCATTCTTTCTTGGTGCGTTTTCATCTCCCCGATTTTCATGGCGTAAGCCGTTGTATCTATGTCGCCCCAATCCGTTCTATGCTTCATGTGTTTCAATAAGTTTCTTGATGTACCACTCCGATTTACGGATATCCTCTATGCCATTTTTTTTATAACACCTAAAAATATATTTTAGTATATTCCCACGAAGGTAGCCTCTGAATTCATCTTCAGTCATGGATGCTTCTATGAAATCAATGCATTGGACCCCATCACTAATTTTATAATGGTCTGGATTGATATTATCTTTCTCGTCTTCTCTCATAGCTAAATACATTTTTCTCCTAAATATTTTTTAGTTAATTCAAGCAGGCTCTCTTCAGTGCCATACCTCTCTATAAACTTTGCTTTATATGGATGTCTGGATGTGTAAAGGTCATTGTCAATTCCTTCACGATGGTGTTTGAAACAAAGGGCTAGTGTTTGAAAATGGCACCCAGCAGAAGTCTTTCCAGAAATATGGTGAATCTCTGCCGGGCTACCTGCCCCAAAAAAATGTAAGCATACAATACATCCAAGCTGAGAGATACTGTCCATCCATTCTTTTTCAGCTTTATTGGGTGCTCTTCCTTTAAGCACCATATCGTGATCGTTCTACTCTAAGGTTAGCCATCTTGGTACGCCACTCTTCAAACTGCATATCCACTGCTGACTTCTCTGTTTGCAATGCATCAAGATTAGCTTTGGCTACTGCTACATTCATGCTTGCCTTGTAGTAATCTTCGGTTGCTTCAGCCTTAGATTTTTGTGCGTTGTAACTTCTCTCCCCGTCATCCTTTGCTTGACATAGCTGTATCCAAAAAACCTTTTTTAGATTTGCCTCTGACTTTAAAACATTAATTCTTGCTTCTTGTATTTTAGGGATGATGTCCCTAAGCATTTGATGAAAGTTTTCTTCTTGGTTCATATCTGCTCGTATAAGTCTGTTATATTATCATCGGTCCCAAAGATGTCATCCAACAATGTGGTGAACTTTGATATCTCTGGATTAAACTCTAAGCTGTAAGTGCCAATCTCACCAAGTCTATTTTTTCTAAAGATAATCTCAGCCGATGTGTCATTATGGTTCTCTGTGTAATAACCATCCCGGTACAACATAGCCACCATATCAGCATCTTGTTCTATTGATCCTGAATCTCTAAGATCTGAAAGGACAGGTCGTTTGTCTGTTCGACCCTCAACACCTCGGTTTAATTGCGACAAAGCTATTATTGGGCACGAAACTTGTTTCGCCAGCCCCTTCAGAAGATTGGATATGTAGGTCATAGATGCTGCTCTTGAGTCGCTGTTTGTTGGTGCCTTGGATGAGGTCATCAACAACTGTAAGTAGTCCACAACAATAAGGTCTAGTTTTTTTGATACCGCCAGACTATTAGTTTTGTTGATAAGTGTTTCAATAGTAATCGGTGAGTTATCAAAGATATAAAGATTGGTTTCATCAATCTGCTTCATGGCTTTCATAAAACTTACCTTTTGAGTATCGCTCATATTGTTCTTAAGTATGTTGTCCATAGGAACTTTTGACATTGAGCTAATTACCTTTTTTAACAACTGCTCATTGGTCATCTCTAAACTAAAGATCAAAACATTTTTACCTGCTAGTGCGTTGGATGTTGCTACATTGAGAGCAAAGGTTGTTTTACCCATGGCAGGTCTTCCAGCAACAATAATTAGATCCCCTTGTTTGAAGCCATGTATCTTGTCGTCTACATTCTCAAAGCTGGTTTTAATTACATTTTCTTTTTCTCCCGGATTAGAGAGCTCGTCAATAATGTTCTTGGATATTTCTTTTGCTAACTTAGGTGTACCAAAACTTCTAGTAATTTTATTTTCCATGAGTTTTGAATTCACACGGTCAATCTTTTCCTCAATTGATCCTTCGTCATAAACAATCTTGGGTATCTCGTCAGATAAGTTTTCAAGTTTTCTGTGTGCTGACTTAGTTAACAAAGAATCTACCCAAGAATTAAACGGTGCGGCACTTATAAATGTGAGCACTACCTCTTTAATTTCTTCTGATTCAACCTCTGATAAGTAAGATGAAACAGTTACAAAATCATTTTGATTGGTGTTTAACATTGCCTTGTATGCATTGGAGTATGTATGCCATCTAAAGTCATCCGGCTGTACTCCTCGCTCTACTGCACGATCAAAACAATCTCGTTCCATAATCATGGCAGAAATAACATTAGCTTCTAACTCTTTATCAAATACTCTTTTATCCATGTTTCCTCTCTATTATTGCGTTAAATTGTGTAAGCGAAAGCAATGTCCGGCATGTAGGTTTACCTTTCATATATCCATTAAGTCTTTTTCTGTAATACTGTGAGTTGTTAGCTATATCAAAATAAGATTTCCAAAACTCTCTTGTGGTAAGATCTAATTTCTTTCCTGTTTTAGGTGATACTAAACCTCTTCTTGCTTCCTCTTTTAATTTATTCCAATTGTTTCTAATAACATATGGGTTAGCAGAATGCACAAAATACTTTTGATCACATTTGTCTTTATAGATATCAAAAATTTCATGATAATTTAATATATATACTTGTTTAGTATAAGTTTTAGTATTGTGTACTTTTACAGTACCCCCCTGTACTTCTGAAGTACCCCCCTCACTAAACACTAATGTATATAGATTTGATGTGTCATTTCTGTTTTCCCACTCAATATATCCAAGATCTCTTAGTGTATTTAAATTTGTAATCACCGCATTTCTACTCAGACAACTTATCTTCATAATCCTTGCATGCGATGGGTATGACTGACCAAACTCATCTGCATAGTTAGCTAAGATAAAAAGTATTAGTTTCTGGGTGGGTGATATACCCTCAAGTTGAACAACTTCTGTTATATGTTTTACCGACATGATACCTCTATTTCTGTGTAGAATAATTCTGTTGTACTCTTTTGTCAAATCGTTTACAATGTCTAAACATTATTGGAGGTATCAATGACAACAAGTAATAAAATATATGAATCGTTAGCCAATGTTCAAAATTGGCTGATAGAAAACCCAATTGAGAAATCTAAATTTAATTCTTTCTCAAAATATAATTACAGAGGTATCGATGATGTCTACGCATCATTCGCTAAACCACTCTGTGATAACAAAATCGTAACTAACTTTCTCCCGGATCTTAAGATAAGAGTCAGGACCCTTGACGATAGCAAGACTACAGAGTCAATGCTCAAGGGAACAATTAGATTCCTATCATTAGAAGATGGGTCCTTTGTGGATACCGCATATGTAGGTAAAAGCAAGTCAACCCAAGGTAGAGATTTAGAAGCGGCAAAATCTTTTGCATATCGTGATGCACTAATTCAATTCTTCTGTGTGCCTTTTGAGCAAACTGTAGAGCCTGAAGAGGTGGGTGATGATGATAAGGCTCCTGAAGATAGTCTGTTAGATATGTTTAAGGGAGAGATCGCAAATGCAAAATCAAAAGCAGATCAAGAAAAAGTTTTTAAGAAGTTTGATAAAGCTGCAAATTTAGCTGAAGATAAAACAGTTAGAGAGCAAGTTGGTTTGTACTACGCAAAAGTGGTAGGTGTTAACAATGGCTGAACAAAATAAAAAAATTGTTCAAGGAACTAAAGAATGGTTTGCCCTTAGAAAAGGGAAGATTACCGGAACAAGAATACAAAAAGCCGCTAAGGAATGTATTTGGACTAAGGGTAATCAGTGGGATGCTTTAGCTAGAGATATGTTTAGAGAAGAGAATGGTTTATCTCAGGACCCTTTTGATGCTAGAGCTCTGTATGCAATTAGCTATGGTAAAGATAATGAGCCAAAGGCAATACAAAGACTCAAAGAAGAAATGGGGTTTCAAATACAAGACTCTCCTTTCGTTAACCACCCTGACTATGATTGGCTAGGTATGAGCCCTGATGGAATTATTCTTAACGGTCCCGGAGGCGGACTATCTGCTGTAGAAATTAAGTGCCCGCAAACAAAACCGGTTACTGATGTTAAAAAACAAAAAAGAAACTATTGGCATCAAATGCAATTAGGCATGGAATGCATGGACATAGATAAGATGCTTTTCTTTCAGTGGTATGAAGATAGTCACTACATAGAGTGGGTTGATAGAGATCCTGATTGGGCAGACATTTATATTCCTAAAGCAAAAGAATTTATGGACTGGTATAAGGAAGCAAAAAAAGATGCTGAGAATATTACTAGTTGGTCCATGGACAAAACAGAACCCGGTGTTCCTTACAAAGATATTGAGGACAACGATGATACTAAAAAACTTGCCAGCGTGTTGCTTGAAATAAAAGTAGCACAACAAAAAATAAAAGAGCTTGATGCTGTCAAGAAGGAGCTATCCGAAAGGCTAGTAAAAGAAAACAATGGGGCTTTTAGAACTTCATCTGTGAAGTGTCACCTAACTCAAGCTACCGGGAGGATTGATTATAAAAGATTGATCGAGGATAAGGATATCCCGGTTCATGAGGTAGAGGGCTATAGGTCAGAGGGAGCTACTAGGATTTACACCAGACTTATGGAGGATAAAGATGCAAGTTAAATCTGAGCCAAAAAAATCGGTCAGTTCAAGGGTTGATAGTAAAGTTTACGATCACCTTGAAAGGGTTAGTGATCTTCAAGGACATAGATTCTTTGATAGAGGTATGTCTTACAAGGTTGCTAAAATTTTAGAAGATTGGTATCAACAGGAGGAAAAAACCAATGGATAAGAAATATGATGACACTAATAAAGGGGCACTTTGGAAAACAGAGGACTCCGAAAAAAAATACATACTAAACGGGAACCTTAATGTTAACGGTGAGAAGTATGTAGTATTTGCGTATAAGAATGAGTCAGATGCCGAGAGAGCACCTGCACTTAATCTTAGTATTGTTCCGGCTCTAGATAAGGGTCCACAGCCTAGTGCTACACCAGCACCTAAAACTGTAGAGGACTTGCCATTCTAATGAGCGAAGAGAACAAACATATAACGATAAATCATACTAACGAAGACGGGTCCGTTGAGCTTAGGAAGTATGACACTCAAGAATTTTCTGAAGAGGCGGTGCATAAGTTTAATCAGCTTGCCACAGCCAACAAAGAATTTAATGACCAAAACAACTTGTTAGGGTTAATTAACTTGGGTAAAAAGGTGCTGGAGGGAGAACTTTCAAAGTTACTTCCACAGAAGTACGAAGTTGTAAAACCTGATGCAGGTGTTGTAGAATCTAATACAAGCGATACAAAAGAAGAATCGTAATATTAGAAATGACCTCACAAGATTTAAAGAGCCTTTCTAACTCTGAGAGGCTCGCATCTATACAAGGGGAGGCAAAACTTGATGGAGTGCCTTGCCGGGGGGTCTGTACGACTACTTATGGGGACCTATCCTGTGGAACTTGTGGCAGATCACAAGAAGAAATTACCCATTGGAATACCTTCACATCACATCAAAAGAAACTAATTAACATTAGAAATGCATCATCTGGGTTTAAGATTAGACAGCTTGAATCTCAGGAAAGTCGCTGGGAAGAGTTACAGAAATTGAAAACAATAGACAATTTAACAATAAGAGATGCAATCAAAAGGGTTGTATCTGTAGCAACAAATCAAGGTGAGATGTTTGATCAAGATTATAAGTGTATAGACTTATTGACCAAAATAATTACCTCAGATCATAAGTTTAACGATCTTTCTATTAAGTCGTTAATGTCAGAAGATGACTACCAAGAAGTCAAAAATAAATTCGAGTCAAGCTTTTAAAAAAGATCTTCTTGTTGGGCAAGAAGTAGAAAAGAAACTGCTTGCCTCTATTCAAAAAAAATATCCAACTGCGGTATTGGTTCCGGGAAAATTTAAACCTTATGATATTTATATTCCAGAGAATGATCTGAAGGTAGAAATAAAAGCGGACTTCAAAAGCAAAGAAACCGGGAACATATTAATAGAACTTATGATGTTTGGAGAACCGTCTGCTTTATTAACAACCGGGGCTGACTTTTGGATCTTTGATACCGGGGATGAAATTATGGTAACCACCCCATCATTAATTATGGAATGCATCATGGTTAACAATGTACCATCGCAAGATATTTTAGGTGATGGAGACAGCCAAAAGAAAAGAGCCTGCCTAATTCCAATAGACTTATTTAAGAAATATCTAACTAATAGTTGACTTCGTATACATTGTATAGTAACATCTGGGAATAACTTAATAGGGAAAAATATGAAAACTAATATATCAATCGATCTATCTGACGAACAAAGAGTTTTGATCGGACAGAGATATCACAAAACCAAAGCAAAGAAACTTATCACTAGATCTGAACTTAACAAAATTGTTCAGGACTATGTGCAAGAAATACTTACCAAGTCATTTGTTGAGGTATCAGAAAAGTATACTGACGGTATCATGGCTGACGAATGGACCAGCTTGTTAAGTCTTAAGTCATACTTTGAAAGGACCGATGAAGAAACTGTAGTTGACTTTGACGGGTTCTCATTAACGACAGACAAATATGTTTACACATTAGCACTTGGAACTTTATCAAGGAGAGCAGCCTAATGCCTAAAGTAAAAACAACTCAAACAATTAACCACATCAAAAAGGGTACTTCAATTGGGAGGCACCCTAAGTCGATGGCTACCATGAATAAAAATCGTAAGAGATCTTACAAGGCTTACCGGGGGCAAGGTAAGTAAAAATGTTTAAGACCGAGGTTCTCCATTTTATTCCTTTAAAGCAAGCTTGGCTCACTTGTGGTCTGAAAAGAGCCTTTTAATTTTGAAAATTGAAATGAAAGAAATTCAACAAATAAAGATGCGTAAAGATATTCAAATTTTAAAAAACGAATACAGGATATCTTTGAGAAGCCTTGCAAAAACATTTGAGGTTACTGAAAGAACGCTAAGAGAGTTTTTTGAAATGCAAAGAAATCTATCTGATTTAAACTTTCTAAGAATTAATCAAGGTCTTGATCACATTAAGAAAGAAATAATAAACGCTGAAAATTATAGGGGGTTTAATGATTAATTATCCATGCGGTTGGTTTGACCCGGAGCAGTTACCAAAATGAAAAACTTTAATCAAGCTGTAGAGAGATACTACGAAAGTAGAAGCCAAGGTAAGAACGATGCAACTTATATCAAATACTTTAACAAGTGCTTTGGTAACAAGCCCGTTAATCAACTAAGCAAAGAAAATCTTGCGGATGCTAGATCGGGAATAAAAAAATCTCCCGGTACAGTCAATAGATACATCAATTTTCTCAGAGCAGTTTTAAATTACTGCTATGAAGAGTTAGGTTGGTTGGACACAAAGCCAATCATCAAGAGAGTTAAGGAGCCTGCTCGTAGAGTTAAGTTTCTGACTGTTGAACAATGTGCTGAATTGCACAAGGCTTTGCCTGAACACCTGAAAAATGTTTTTGCTTTTTCTCTGGTTACAGGTGTCAGGATGTCCAACTGCCTAAATCTTAAATGGGAAGATGTTAAGGATGGCTGGGTTGCTATCCATGCAGACGAAACTAAAAATGGTAGGTCCCTTTCGGTACCGTTAAATAAGGAAGCACAAAACTTATTGAACAACATAGAAAAGAATGGCTCCTATGTCTTCACATATGCCGGTAGAAAGCTTTCTAGGACATCTAATACAGGATGGTATAGGGCACTTAAAAAGTGTGGCTTAGAGGGCTTTAGATGGCACGACATCAGACATACTTGGGCTACTCATCATGTGCAAAATGGAACTCCTCTCCATACTTTGCAACATCTTGGTGGGTGGTCCGACTTTAATATAGTTAACAGATACGCTCACCTGTCTAAGGATTACCTAAGTGAGGCTTGTGAGAATACAATATCTTTGATATCTTAGGATCTGATACCTTCATGCGGGGCTACCTTCGTTCATATTTTCCCCTATTTACAGTATATACTTTGGTAGCTTCGCTCTTTTATTTCTTAATTTTTTTATCAGCTTTGATTGCTTCGTTATAGATTTTTATAAATCTTTTTTGTTCTTTTAATATTTCTTCTTCAATTCTTTCTTGTTGTTCGTAATAGAATCTCGGATTTATTTTTTTGAACTGCTCGTTTGCAGCAAGATTTTCATTTAATGCTTTTAAGTTTTTATTAACTCTCTCAATAGGTGCATTAACTTTTGCTCTGGTTCGTGGATCTGAAAGAGGTATGGTATCCGATAGGCTTAAAGCATTTGGTCTTGCATCATACATATCAAAGGCAACTTTCATATCAACAGAGGGATCATTTTGATTTCTAAGATAAGCCTGAGCGTAAGACTCAACATCAATTTTTGCATCGTAATATAATTTACTTGTTACATGATCCTCTGGTACAGCAAGCAATCTTCTAATAAAAGGTATTTGATTTAGCTCTCTTTTTCTAACAGCCCCTTGACCCTGACCGAAGCCTCTCTCAGCAATCTCTGCAACGCCATCAAAAACTAGTTGTCCTGTTCTTCCTACGGTTCTTCCTAGACCACCGGTTCCGTAAGCAACCAAGTATGCTATTGTTTGTGGAGATATATCTATATCACCCTGAAGATATTTATTTCCACCACTGATGTTATTCATAAACTCTGTTATAGCTGCAACAGCCTCACTGTCATTCTTCTTCCTGAGTAGGGCTTTTGGTCTGTAATCACCCGGGAACTGTTCAGGTCTGATTGGTGCACCAAACCAATTTTCATTCAGGGCTAACTCAACAACAGGTTTAGCAACGGTTGGGGCTCCTGTCTTGATGGTCTTATCTAAGATAGATCCAAATCCTTTAGATCTTGTTTCTGCTATACCTATTGGAGAGAAGGATCCTAGCATTGCATCAGCCACATCAATTGCTGCCTCTACGACATTTGTAATCTCTCTTCCATCATCATTTAATTGTGTGTATAAGAGCTCTGCCATGACTCTTCCGAAGTTATGAAAAACATTAAAGCCATAAGGGAGAGGTATTGTAACTGCTAAAGGTTTGCCATTGAGGTTAACTACCTCTGTTGAGTCTCTTCTCTTGAACTCAAGCTCTCCGTTTTTAAGGTCAACATCTGGTGTTGATAACATAATCACATAGTTTGACTTATGCTTGTACTCTGGAAACTTTTCATAATAGAGCATCCCATCTTCGTCTTCCGGAGATGAAAGTAAGTTATACAGGGTTGTAAAGAATCCTATAGATGTAAGACCACCGGCAAGCTTCATCTTTCTTTTTGAAAGTCCTCCGGGTCCATAACCCCTAAAAAAGTTAACTGATCCCTGTATGGATGCGTTAAAGAACATGTACGCTGCATTTAGACCGTTACCCTTTACACCCTTTCTATTAAAGTTAATGGTTAGGTTCTTTGCTAATATTGCTGCCTTCTTAATTTGTTCCGGGGTTACTTTGTTTATTCCCCCCTGAAGCTCTAAGGCAGCCTTAAATGCAGTAAACCTTGTGGCGTTTTCAACAACGGTGTTAGCAACCTCAATTGGTTTATAGACTGACTGAATTGCTTTTTTGGTATTTCCCTTAAATGTACCCTTATACATCTCAGCCATGTTATTCAAGTCTGATTGAATTTTTTCTATGGTTGGAGGGACTACATATCCTGTTTCTGCTCCTGAATCTTTGAATGCATCATAGTATTGTTGATCCTCGGCATTCATTTCTTTTCTAGTTTCCCCCCTCTTAAGGGTCTTCATGTTTTTAATAACACTCTTAAACCCAAATTTTTCTTCGAGGATTTTTAGGTTCTCTGCTCTACCACCCTTAAGTTCTTGTTCAGCGGCTAAATTAAATCCTGCTGTTTGGAAGTCTCTTAAGAAGTTGGTAATCATAAACTCAGGATCTAGCACGGTGTTAACCATCGCAAGACCTCTAGTTACTTTTGCAAGACCGTTGAATAATCCACTTGATGTATCAGTGTCCCAGCCAGCTAAACCTCTAGCCAATCTCTCGTCTTTAAGAATAACTACTTTTTCTTTACCATCTTCCTTAAATGAAATGATTGCCTTCTCTCCATCCCATTGTGGCTTGGCTGCCATAAATTTATTCTTGCCTCTAACTTGCCATACATCATCGTTAGGAAACTCTCTTGCAAGATCAGCAAGTTTCTTAACAATAATGTTTTTTTCTGACCTAATGACAGCCGCTGAGGCTCTTGCTAATGTTTGTTCTAACGCAAAGTCAGCCTTAGATATTCTACCTTTGGCTTGTTTTACTTCTGATCCAGATACAGAGAATGCTTTTGAAACAGAGCCTGTGCCTGAGCTTGATGGCTCTGATCCTTTTGCAAGTGTATCTGCCGCAAATCCTGCTAGAGGTACATAATATTTATATCTTGATTTCCAATCAGCTAGGTTTTCTTGATCAACCAAGCCATTATCTTCATATAACTTTATGGTGTCATTAATGATTGGCTTATGAAGTTCGTTGTATGCCTTAAGTAAAATTTTTGCTTTGCTGGCTACCGCTCTTGCCTCTCCGTTTTCATAGATAACGCCATTTCTTTTTAGGTACTTAATAGCATCATCTGTTTTTATACCAGAGCCCCTATCCTTATATTTAACAGATCCGGGTTTTCCGGGTTCTCTGAGGGTATTAATGTATTCGTTTCTTTCGGGTGCGTGTAAGTTATAAATAAACTCGTTGTATTGTTTGATTGTGTAACCATTATCTGTAATAAACTTAATAAGCTTCTCAGCTTTTCGTTCAAATTTTTCTACCCCCGTTTTTACCCTGCCATGATACAAGTCAGTTTCATCGGTAACCCTTCTCCCGGAAACAGCCTCTGGTCCAAACTCTGATTTAATAGCATTTTCAATTGTAAATACCGGATCAAAGTTATTAACTATGTTCAGCTTAAAGTTTCTAAACTTTCTTTGAAAATAGTTTTCATCACCAAGACTAAACTGTCTGTTTTGTTTGGGATCTGATGGGGGTGGTTTTGACCCCTTGCTTGGAGGAACCTCTAATAACATATCAGAGTCCTCTGGTTTTTGTGGAGACATTGTGTCTTGTCCTTGTGCTACAGCAAGAGCTTCTTGACCCTCACCTATAACAGGTGCAGAGTTGTAATTGTTTGTATCAAACTCATATCCTGATCTTTCGCTTCTGCCACCAAACTCCTGTGGTTTTAAAATATCAATACCGTATTCTTTTAAGGTTAATGGAATCTGCCCATCAGATTTAAATTTATTTTCTACCAGAGTTTCAAAGCCCTCTCTGCTTGGATAGTCCCCAAGCCTAATATGAACAGGTATTGTTTGAGCACCATCTTTTTGTGCGAGTGCTGATCTGTGTCTACCCTCGTGACCGGTTACCGTTCCGGTTTCATCAACAGATAAAAAGACAGGAATATTTCCAATTTGTTCTCTTGGGTCAAATGTAGGAGATACTTCTGCATCACTAATAAGACTATACTCTGGACCCTCTTCTCTTATCTCCTGAATAACAGAGTCCGAAGTTGTTGTTAGCTTCAGATAGTCATCTATAGGCATCCTTATTACAAAATCGGTTACAACCTGTGGAGAGCCAAACCCTCTATCACCGCCTCTGGTTGGGTTTATTCTTGGAAAGTCTTCTGGTGTTTCGCCCTCAAAAAGTTGTGGCTGAATTTTGTTTGAAGTTTCTTGTATACGCTTTATGTCTTCTATTGAAAAATCGACATACGCTGGCTCTACTAATGTATCGCCATCATATACAGGTGCTCTTGATTCGGCTTCTAGATCGCTTGGTCTTGATCTGTAGTTGGAGTTGATGGATTCATTTCTGGTCCATCCATATCGTTCTGAGAAGTCTTGATCAACTTCTTGAATTCTCGGTTGGATTTGCCTGACGAGACTTTCAACCCTTCCTTGAAGATCGGGTGAAATTCGTCTAATACTTTGAAGGTACCCTTCGCCATTTTTATCAATCTCCCAATTGTTGCCTAAATAACCGGTGTTTGCTGCAAACTGTCCAGCAACATAAGACTCGTTATTATCGAATTGTACACCATCTAACGCCCTTTTAACAATGGACATAAATTTAATGTTGTCAATGTCAACATAATCAAAGTTAATAAGTCTTGCTCCTCTTGGCGAAGCAATTGGATTGTACTCTGTGTTACCTGACTCTGTTGCCATTGCCTCTGCTATGGCTTTAGTTTCTGTTTCAGACAGCGGTCTGCCTATGTCTATCTCTACCCCATTCAGGTCTTTCTTTGCAATATTCTTTTTATAGAAAGGTTTGTGATAACCAACACCATCTTGTTTTAATAAGATGCCAACAACAGCTGAGTATGCCTCTGCTAGTTCTTGGTTGGCTGGCTCTAACGCTGTTATCTCATCCTTCTGTGCCTTATATTTCTTAACAAGAACAGCTTCGGTCTGTGTTCCGGGATTTACATTCTGTTCAAAATATCCGGGTGCTTCAAAGTTACCCGGTGTTAATAACCCAAGTTCTTTTGCAATTATGTCGTTACCGTCTTCATCAAGGAATGCTTTAGATACTGCTACATGGTATTCCTGTAGTTGTTCGTAAGTTGCATCTTGAACCTCTGGCATATGATTCGTTGTTGCTCCGGGAATAGACTCCCAGCTAATTTGTCCAAGGTTTTCTTTTAATGCATCACTGTAGTCATACTTAGCAACCTCTGGTGAGGTTCCCTCATCTTGAGATTTTTTGGCAACCCAAATAGCGGCTTGCACCTGTCTTGGTTCCCAGCCTAGCTGATCAGAAATTCTTTCTACCTCTTGCTCTACAAAATCATATTGTTTTGGTGAAGGGGACTCGGTATTAAAACCAAAGGCTTTCATCATCCAAAGGTCTGTAGTTACCGCTTGTTCTTTTGTTGGGTCAATAAATCCTATGATGTTTGAATAAAAGCTATTTGTTTTTCTCCCACTCCATTCTTCCCCCGAAAAAAGAGCCTCAAGCTTTTTGTTCATTGATTGTGTAAATCTGCCGGTATTAATTGGTCTACCAGCCTTGTGCTGAGAATATGCCTGCACAGCATAAGCCATGTTTGTACTCACCGGTGTACCGGGAGATGTAATTGCTATTGCTTGTGCTAACAGGTCTGCCTCTGCTTTATCTCCGCCTGTTACATCTAACAATGCCTGAGCACTTTGCTCATACCAGAACCTACCAACCTCACCTTCCTCGGTTAGTCCTAGTATTTTTCTTCTTAGAGCCCCAAGAGCTTGGGGAGATGTTACACCTTCAGGTGCTCCTATATATTGACCTGTTGTGCCTACTCTTGTTCGTATTGGAGATCGTAAATTGTCCCTTGTTTCTGGTCCGGTCTGTTCTGCCAATTCTCCACCGGTTGGTCTTTCTGTAACGCTAGTTCTATCTGTTGTAGGGTCTTGCCTTTCTCCTGAAATCGATAGACTTCTAGGGGCACGGGGTGACCGAAACGCACGAAGTATTCCGATGCCTTTGTTTCCAAATCCGTCAACTGAAATCTCATTGTTAATCCTTTCTATTAGTTTAACTGTTTCTGGAGCAAACTCCTCCAGCAAACTTCTGTTAGTGTAATATAGACTATGCATTTGTGCAAAAATCTCTCCCTTAATAAATCTAAGTTGCTTCTGTACAGATGCTGGATCAGCACCCTGAGATATTGCATGCATCGTAGATATGTAAGAACTCATTGGGTATTCAAGAATTCTTCCTTTTAAGTAAGAACCATCTACCGATGCCTTCCTTATATTTAGCTTAACAAGTTCATCGTTATTTAAAATATTAAAAGCCTCTCGTATTATTGGACCCTTGGTTCCAGACTTAATTATGAGCTCCGGGTTTCTCTGCCTAAAGCCAGCATCACTGTATGTTCTTTGCTTAAACCTAGTTGGTACTGTTTCTATTTCAGTGTCTGAGGGGGTTGCTATTTCATACTCAGGCACCTCAAAAAGCGGACTATCAAAATGAGCACTTGATTTGTCCTCAAAGAAGAACCCATAATCAATGTGATGTCCAAGCTCATGTGCCAAGGCATGTGTTGTGTTTATGTTTGCGGTGCTAAGAGAGTAACCTAATCCTGTCTGATTGGCTGATTCTGTGTTCAGAGATATGCCAGACAGTTGTGTAAACAGGAGATTTTTATATGCTGGATTATATGCAGCAAATGTAAATCTGCTTGCTTGACCTGCCCTCTCATCGTTGCCAAGCATTCCAAACATATTGATGTCTTCCATTATTTCATAAGGCATACCAGCCTCTCTCATCATTGCTATGGATGTGGCTAAGTTGTCTGACTCTACTTCGTTAAAATCTCTAATTTTATCTATATAGTTTTGTACATCTGAAGGAGTAAATTCCTCTATAAAGAAATCATCCTTATCAAATTTTCTTGTATTAACAATGTTATTTTTGATCGCCTCTTTTTCTTGTAGATTAAATTCCTTGGTGTTTATAGGATTAACAACTCCATCACCTTCTGATATCTCTAAATCAGACAAGGTGTCCTCAAAGTTCATTTTCATGTTTGGAGATGATTCCTGATCTATCTCTGTGGTTGTAGGTGCAAATATTTTTTGTGCAGCCTCTAGGTCTTGTGGTCTAGCAACCCGCTCAACTGTTTTTCTTTCCTTAAGGGCATTGTTAATTTCTAATATTTGTTCTTCCTCAATGACCTCTTCGGCAGGGTCGCCCAATTGATAGGCAAGATAATTATCTGTTAAGAAGTCTTCAACATTGATACTAGTGCTTCCATCTAAGCCACTGTTTAATATATCAAGGGTGGTTCTCTCTAACGCCTGATCAAGGTAGTCAGCATTTCTTACCCCTATCTCTATTTCCCGAGCGAGCTTTCTTGCCATATTTGGATCAAGTTTAAGAAGTTCATTTTTTAGCTCTGGGGCTAATTCAAACACACCTTTTGCAGTAATAGCAGAACCGCTACCAGCAACTGAAGCCCAAAAAGCGTTATATGAGATAGATTTAAATAAATCTATTTCTGTTGGACCGTTGTATAAAGGATCTTTTTTATTTTCTGAAATTTGTCTTAATTCTGTTTGTAAACCGAAAGCGGTGTTATTGATCTCTTGTGCAACACCATTAACAAGTTCACCACCGTATTCAGTAATGGTTTGTTCAATTCCATCCTTTGCAAGGCTTTTTAATATAGGCTTATTTTTTGTGTATTGTTTTGCAAATGTTTTAGATAATTTAAATGTGGGGATTGATTCTGTTATACCTTCAAGAATCCCATTAATGTTTGAGTTATTGTAAGCATCCTGATAACTCAGACCTTCATTCCTTGCCTCAACATAAGATCTGCCAGCCTCTTGTGCTGTGAAAATTGGTATTAATGAATATCCAATATATGGATTCCTTGTAAAGCCTGCTGCAAAAAGAACAGGTGCTTGCTGAATTATACTCGTTAAGCCTTGAGACATTGCTACCGCCCTTGGACTAGCATCAGCATCTTTATATGCCTTCTCTATCTTCTTTCCTAACCTGTCGAATTCTTTTTGATTTTTATTAACAAAATTAATTGTTTCTTCTTTAATTCTCTTTTGGTATGTAGGGTCTGACTTATACCTTTCAAGCTCACCGGACTGAGTCATGGCAAGTATAGAGGCATCACTTATAAGAAGTGGGTTTTGAGTTGCCCAGCTTGCCGGCTTTTCTCCTTTTATCTCTGCGAAGTAACCCTCTACTATTCTTCTTTTTTGCCCCTCAAATCTTTGCTTGAATGATGGTACAGCTACCTCTGATGATATTGATATCATGTCCTTTATGTCTGTTCCAAGAGACTTGGCTCCAGAGTAAAGGTCTTTAAAGAAATCTGATAGTGAGGGGACATCGACTATTGAAGATCTTTGAACTCCCTGTTCGTCTTCAAAAGTTAATTGACCGGTCCTGTAATCAAGACGAGGTTTTTTTGATCCTAGTCCCTCCTCTTCTTCTTCAGGAGCAACATAGTTTGCAATAGATGGTTTTTGCTCTGTGGGTTGTTGTTGCTCTTCTTCTAGCTCTTCTTCTTGTAACGGAGGTACATACTCGGATATTGGTTTCTTTGCCACACTATCTTCTCCTTCTTGAGCCTAGGTAATAATAAAGTTCACTTAATAATGCAAAGTCATTATCCATAACATCACCATCATATGTTTTTGATAACTCACCTCTAATATCCTCAATGGCGTTATCGATAATGTCATCACCGTACTGTTGTCTTAGTTTTGGTAAAAATTGAGACGATTTTTCATCTCTACTTATCTGTAAATCATTTTGACCAACGGTGAAATCATAAGTTCTTCTAGCTCTAACACCAGCTGATGAACTACCAGAAGGTATTCTTGTTAAAGACCTAGCTACCCTTAATGATTCGTCTATTGAGATTTTTGTTTTATTAATAACTCCATCAATGGTTGCACCCTCTGGTAATCTTAAAAAATCTTCATTACCTATTGATTTTTTTTCTAAATAATCTCTAAACCCATCAAAATTTTGTACGAGTATATTCAAAGAGCGATCTACCGTTCTCATATCCTCTATATCATCGCTATCAAAAGGAAGTTGAGAAAGTTGTGTAAGATTTACTGTTCTTTTTTTGTCTTCAATTTCAAGGTTACTGTCATCCCTTAACTCTTCTGCTGTTTCAAGTATTAGGCTTTCAAACTTTTGATCTGGTGGAAAATACTTAGCAGAGTTAATGCTATTAATCTCTTGCACAATCTCAATCATGGCTGGGTTATCTAACGCAGTTCCAAGCAGGTGCCTACCGCCAGCGACCTGATCAATAAGGTCTGCTGTTGAAACAGCTACCGCATCTGATTTTTCAATATCGCCTCTTATAATTTTTTGTGATCTATCAGGTAAAAATCCCTCTACTATTTTTGTTTCACCTGATGGGGTTAAGATAGTATATTGAGTTCCAATCAGAGATTTTTTGCCGCCCTCTATAGCTTCAAAAGCTCCGGTCATTCTAATGTCTGTTATTTCTCCCTCGTTGCCCATATCATCTTTGTATTGCTTACCTAAATATGATCCAAGTTTTGGTCTAAAGACAGCACTAATATCATCAGCGTAGTCAGCAAGATCTATTGTCTCTAAGTTAAGATCTGGATTTGTTGGCTCTAAAACTTCTCCCAATCTTCGTTGGGCTTGTGCATACCGAGGGGCAAAATATTCATGTATGTCGTTGCCGCTTTCGTGTAAAGTTTGAAAAATTTTCAATGAGTTGTTTTGCCAAGCCTGCCATTCTGGAGCATTATCTTTTCTAAGCTGTATCATTTCAGGGTCTGTAGCCCAGCGATAAGCACTTGATAAAAATTCAGTAGCAAGGTTCCAATTATTAAGTTCTTTATTTGTTTTTGCGATCTCAGCTGCCTCTGCGGTGCTTTGTTTTATATCATCTGTTACAGCATTACGCCAATCTATCGTAGCCTCGGTAAGAGCTTCCTGTCTTTGTCTGTATTTAGGTTTAGCCTTGTAATTTAAATCGTCTATTTTTAATCTTGTTTCCTCAGCCTCTAAAAGATTTTTTTGTAAATCTGACTCTGCTTTGATTGCATCTATTTGATATTGATTTTTTAGTCTTTCTTCTTGTTCTTTCTGCAATTGCAGCGTAGATATCTTAAGACTTAAATTAATTCCGCTTTCTAGTCCGTCTGCAAATGACATAATTAATCAAATATTTTCTTTAACAAAAATGCTGCTGCTATTGCTGCATAAGTGTATGGGTTAGTTAATAGTGCTGTTGCACCTCCTGATGCTCCTGCCCCTTGTGCGGCTGCTGCACCTTCTGCTGCTGTTTTTCCAGCTGCAACCTCAGCGGGTATAGCTGCAACACTTGAGGCTGCTTGTGTGCCGGGAGCGGCAAAGATGTCTGGTCCTACAAGACCAACATCTGCAAGTGCTTTTTTTGAAGCCATTCCTGCTGCAATCTTAGGTGCCGCATATGCACCTGCTACACCAAGCCCTGTGCCAAGAAGCTGTTGAGATTGAGCGTCTTTAGCCTGCTTAAGTTGTTCTTCTGCTATGTTTTGGGATGCCTCTTGTTGGGCAACTGATGTAAGACCAGCTAAGGCTGATCCCTTAATTTGTCTACCTGTTGTTAATAAACTAGCCACCTATTCCTCCTTGAGTTGCAATAGCTCTGGTTCCAAGGGCTCCGCCTATATTTCCAGACATTAATTCCATTCTTCTTTCGTCTGCTCTTTGTGCCGCTAGGTTTCTAGCTGCTACAGTTGCAGATACCTGTGATCTTTCTAGGTCCCTATAAAAGTTTTCTGACTGCCTTAAACCAAAACCGCCCATTCTTCTTCTTTGTTGACCAGATATATTTGAATAAGCTCTAGCTACAGACTGTTGAGCTCTTGTTATCTCTTCCTGTCTAAGCCCCGGAAACTGATCAGTAACCTCTGAAATCATTTGTTGTTGTACAGGAAAAAACCTATCTAAGTAATCTTGATACTCTGCTTCATAAAGATCTGCCAAAGTATCTTGTGCTGCTTGATCTCCTGTTCTATATGGGTCTACAAAAAAGGGTGAGGTTCTTTGTATAGGAGTATACCCCCTGCCAAAGTCTTCTGACATTCTGGTTTGAGGCATCAATCCTAATGATGCTCCTTGATAAAAATTTGTCATGGGGTCAGCCATTAGCCACCTCCCCCGCTACCGCCAAATCCACCACTAAGAGAGTACCCTACGCCAAGACCAACACCTGTGCCAATTGCAGCAGGTACTGTTTGTGCTTTTGCAAACTGTGTCTTTGCTTCTGCCTGTGCTCTTTGTTGTGCTATTTTCCCAACATCTCCAAGACCAGACATTGCTTGACCAGCCTGACCTTCTCCGAGAGCTATAATGTTTTGTAGTCCCTGATAGTATCTATCAACCTGACCAGACATACCTTCAGCTGTTCCTACACCAAGACCTCTTGCTTGTGCCTGAGATAGTAACTCCTGTCTTCCAACAAACTGACCTGATGTAGGATCAACTCCTTGTTGAAAAGCCTGCTGAGTTAATTGTCTTCTTTGTTCTTGAAACTCTGGTTGCTGTATTGCATTTACAAAAGAAGCCACATTCTCAAAATTTGATGGCTCCTTTAATGCCTGAACATCAGAGATAAATTGATTCTCTAAAGGTACAAAGTATTGTTGATAAAGATTAAATCTTTGTGCCGCTATTCTAGCCAATGACTTCTGTGCGGCTGTATCTTTAATTTTGGTGCTTCCGCCTCCTCCCATTAGATCTCCTTTTCTACTATATGATATTTAAGTTTATATCCTCTTATAGACAGAGTATTAACCAAACCTTCCCATGGTGTCCAGAATTCTACCTTGGAACATCCTTTCTCTTCGGCTATTGTTTCTACTTCATCCATATATTTCTTTGCTGCTTCTGCCCTTTCATCAAAGGCAATCCACACTAATAAACTTTTACCCGGCTTAAAGATCAAAGGTTTTTCTTGCAATATAATAAAGCTATGTCGTGGTCTTTGGTTCAGATCCACATATAGCTCCGCTACTCCAGCTATTAATGATGCATAGACATCCTCAATACGCCACTCCGGCTGTGACTCATCCTTGATCTTTATAATACCGGGAAGGATGTCATCCCAATATAATCGTACATCAACTAGAGATAGCATTCTCATTGTAAGATACCATTAAATTTAACAATAATGTAGCCTTATATTACTAATTAGACGGAATCGGAGAAACTTCCTCTGGACCAAATATTTTCCAAGTAAATATGGCGTTAAGGCTTGTTTCATCTTGTATAGCTTTATACCAATCAATAACCTGAGATTCTGTTAGGTCTTCAATTAAAATAAAATCAGAGGGCATCCCATTGTCTTTTATTGCAAATGGGCTAAATACTTTAGAAAAGTTTTCAGTATGCGTAACTGTATTATCTGCCTGATCTGTGGCTGTTACCGCAACGGTTATCTCTGTAACGATAGCTGTATCATCGTCTTTGCTTAAAGGTGTTGTGTGCACCCCAACATAAGCATAACTATAATCAAAATTATGTATTGCCATTATGCCTCCGAGAATCTATAAAAAGCGTATTGCACAGAAGAAAGAAATCTATTGCTACCATTTCCCTGTGCCAGAACATACAAAGCCATGGTAGAGCTAGTGCTACTTATTTTTCTTACTGACACATCTAATTGCACCATGTGGCTAGTGCTTTGAAATCTATCTATTGCAGACCAAAATTGCGACTGACCTGAATGATATTGAGCAGAGCCACTATCCGAAATCGGAACATTCATACTAGCATTATTTGCATAAGCAAAATCACTCCTTAATTGAAAACTTGAACCTGCTCCATAAGTTCCATCTCCTATTACTATACTCAATGTCTTAACCTCACCATTACTTCCAAAGACACGAACATATCCTGTATAAATTCCTGTAGCTGTGCCAATATCTGCTATATGTACCAAACGCATAATGTTATTGTTAAACGGACCTACGCTAGATACAGTTCCTCTAGCAATGGGCAGGGTTAGATCAGTAACATTAATCTTGTCTGCTGTAATACTGTTAGATGCAATTCTATTAGCATTTAAGGTTCCTGCGTTAATCTTGTCTGCACTTAAATCATTTATCTTTGCATTTGTAATTGCAGCATTAGCAATCTTTGCGGTTGTAATATTTGCATCTGCTATCTTTGCCGATGTAATGTTCGCATCCGCTATCTTTGCGGTGGTAACAGCAGCACTAGCGATCTTTGCAGAGTCCACTGCCGCACTACCAATCTTGGCATTAATAATCGCACCGTCAATAATCTTTGCGGATGATATTGCTAGATCACCGATAATACCTGATGCTGCGGTGATAGTACCTGCTACCATCTTGGCAGCTGTAACTGAGTTAGCTGAGATCTTATCTGCGACCACAGCGTTAGCAGCTATCTTGTTAGATGTAACTGCATTACTTGATATCTTAGTTTCAGTGATCGCACTTGTTGCAACTTTAACCTCAGTAACCGCACCGTCTACTAACTTAGCAGCGGTGATTAATCCATCATTAATATCTGCGGTGTTAATTAATGTGGTGCTTGCTAGTGTTCCTGTTGTTGAATTAAATGGACCTGCAACCCCTTGGGTGTTTACATGACGGATCCAATAGTATCTTGTTTGATTAGTTCCGACTTGATGATTAAAAACATTAGCAGTGGTTTGACCAACGAATGATCTATTCGCAAAACTATTTGATGTGGCTGCCCATATTTCTACATGAGAGAAACCAAAAAATGTTGGATCATCCCACTCAATAATAATATTTTGAAAAGCACCGCTTGCACTTAATCCTGTAGGTACTGCGGGGGTATCTAAGACCTCCTCATCTCCGGGAAGTAAATTAATTGAATTAGTTCCAACGATGCCACCGTTTGCACCAATCTTGATATCTCTTTTGGCTATCCCGGTGTCAATTAAATCTCTGAAGGTTACAGCAGCATCTAAGGGATCTCCTTTCTCCCCTTTGATTTGTGCAATAGAATCGTTTACAGCAGTAGCAAATCTTTTTGCCTCTGGATCAAAAGCCCTTGGTACAACAAAGGTACCTCTTACTTTACCCATTAGGTAATCTCCCGTGGACTTTCATATACACAGACTTCATTCACGGGGTCTGTTCCTTCAAGGATTATATGAAAGGCTTTTGCTTGGTAGCCTCCGGGTAATCTAAAGATATTACTATTAGTAACGGTTTGGGTATGTTTTAGTGAACCGTCTGCAAAAAGCTTAAATGTAAGGCTGTTGTAAGAGTCAGCACTTACTTTCGCTACACCCGGTGATATAGGTCTATTGGTGTAAAACTCTTTAGACTTCCATGAATAGGTTCTCTTGCTTGCTGATCTTGCAAACTTCTTGAGTGTGCCACCTATTACTAAATACAACTCGTCTTCTTCTCTGTCGTTATATCCAGCGTGTGCATAGAAGTCTAGATTTACAAAAGCATTCTTGCCCCCTCGTGGATCAAAGATAAACCCTTTCTTTGTGCTTGAGTCTGATCCATCAAATGTGAAGCCAAGATACTTACCCTCGTACTCATACCCTTCTACCTGAGAAGGATAGTAGTCTTGCCATTGATCTCTTGTAAAGATTTGTTCCGTAACAAGGTTGATGCCTGAGTTTGATGCTAATACTAATCCATCCGGAGATGAATAGATTGCATACTCACCCATATCAACAAGTGAACGCTTATTACTATTAGGTAGGTTTGCATCGATCTCAACCATTGCCATGGCTGAAGGATCTGTACCTGATACTAATAAGGGCTTACCTTTTGTTGTTACTAATAAACCTGATGCTATTGAAGCAATACCTACAATGTCATCCTTGGTTGTTATTTGGTTAGCTAACGGATATGAGTGCGGTAGAAAAGCCTCACTGAATAATAATGTGTTACCACTAAAGCCTGCTGTAATACCATTTGGCATAGCAGTAATACCTAGCATTGGACCATCTGGATGGCTTGATGATGTGTCGTCTGGTGGTGCTAGATTGTCGGTTGATTCTATTTCTTCCCCGAGTGAGTCGTCTAGGACTGCCTCTGTGGTTGTTCCTGCTGAACTTCCAGAAACATCTTTAACAAATCTAAATATACCGTTTACATCGGTTCTATATATTCTTCTTTTAGAAATGTTATAAGATCCACTGCTTGCTGCGGGAAGGGAAAGAGTAACAGTGGCACCGTTAGCAGCATCCACAATATCGCTTGTGGTAACTGTAGATGGTGGTCCTTCTTCTCCAAATGCTGTGATCTCTGTATAAACATATGCTCTTGAGTTTGTTACTGCACCAGCGGCTGCTGTGGCATTGTTAACACTAGGTGCTGAGGTGAATGCCGGGGCTGTTGGTAAACCAAGTCTAAATGTAGAAACCGGGTATGGTCCTCCTCCTGTAATCCCGGTACTAGCATCTACCATTTTAGGAAAACCTGATGATCCGCTTATGCCTGTAAAGTAAAACCTATTATGGGTATCTTCTTTAATAGGACTGCGAATAATATCTACCTCGTCATTAAATGTAAACCACTCATTTGCGGTTGCTTTAAATATTGTTTTGGTAGATGCATCTATGTGGCTTGCAGGATGTGTTGGTCCTGATTCTGAGGAGTCATTAGTGTCTTGTGGTAAAGCCTCTAATCTACCCCTATCTAAAAATGCGTTTTGTGTATCTTGAGCTACATCTTCAGGCAGTAATCTAGGGCTTAACTTTTCATTAAGTCCTGTAAATGTTTGTAATTTAAAACCTGCCATTAATCTTTTCTCTGATCTTTTTTCCCGTCTGCCCGTGAGATCCTATCTACATCGGGGGGTAACTTTAGTGCGGTTCTGACTAAAGTATCAATCCTTATCATATCATTATCCATCTGCCTAATTCTATCTATTAAGGCAACAATCATACCGTGTTGTGTATCTAGTTTTTTATGGATATCTGCGATGAGATTTTTAAATAGTGTCCAAACCAAGTATCCCATACCTACAGCTACTGCTGCGGGGATCCCGATAGTTTCTATGACACTTAGTACCTCGTTCACTCTTCATCTTTGTCTGCGGAATTTGAGGCACCAAAATAGAATGATATGACTGCCGATGCTAACCCGCCAAGGTATCCGAGCACTAGTGCAACGGTTGTTTCAGAAGTGCTATCTGGCGGTTGTAGAGTAACTAAGAATATGTAACCAAAGAAACCAAAAAGTGTTGCGGTTCCTAATATTCTTGGAGTCCAATCTTTACTAAAGGCATTCCTTGCATGTTGTTGGTCTTCAACCTCTAATGCAAAAACATCTACATCCAATGTTTTCATTTTGACTTCAAAATCTTTTTCTGCTTGTTTGAGTTGCATCATTTGTTCTGAGGTTAAGTTCTGAACAGCATTCTCAATAGACTTAGGATTGTTGGGTACGCCAAGTACGCCACTTAATATTTCTCCCGCCTGTGCTCCTAGCGGACCGCCTAATGAGGCACCGAGTACGGGGGCTAAGTTTCCAAGGATTGATTTAAGTTTCTTCATAATTTAATTATATGCTAATTTGCTGCAATGTACGCTTTTCCTGTGGTGATAGCATCAGTGTAAGATGATTTATCATCAGAACTTCCTGCTACATCAGGTTGTTCATTTGTACCATCCCAAGATAACATTAACTCTAGATGATCAACATTACGCTGAACAATATCATTTATTTCTTCTTGTGATAAACCACTTGCTATATATACTGAATTACCACCATTAGTATTAATATCATTTATTAAACTAACGGAATCATTTGCTGTAACTTTAGTGTTTGCCATTATCTATCCTATAAAAGTTTCTGCCTTGCTAACTAATGCACTATCTTCATCTTCATTAAGTTCATTGCATGCAAGTTTATAATTTTGTAAATAAAAACTGCATAGCTCATTCCAATCTATGCTGTTTAACTTTGCTTCACTTAAACCATGTTCGCCAACAATAACAGTAGATGTTGTTTCTGCACCATTATCTACAATCTCATTTATGGCTTCTATTGATTCTGCCTTAACATCTTCCCATACAATACTCATATTAATTTCCTAATCTATACTTAACCAAATATAAGCAGGTAAATAATTAGCAACTTCACTTCCTCTTGCCCACTCTGCTATACCTGAAGTCCATGTCCTAGCACTATTACCGCATCCTCCACCTAAACCAAAGCCTGAATCAGCTCCAGCATTTGAAGTATCACCCCCAAAAGTAAAAGCCTGATTATCTAAAGGACAACCTATCCATGCACCTGCATATCCTTCTGAAGATAATCCACTCACAGTTGCATGTGACTCTTCAACAGTTAATTGATGCCCTTTTACTGTGCCTGTCTTACTTCTTGTACTTTGATTATTTGCTGAAGTTGAGTTTGTTGAAGCAGCAGCCCACTTATTTAATCCATAAGATTGCATGACTTCCTCTGCTCCACCTAAATCAGTAAAGGTTGGACCGATTTTAGGAGACATATTATGATAAGCAGCATTATCTGCTATTTGTGGGTCTGTGCTGTCTGCTGTAACGCCACCCCCATTTGCTGCTCTACCACCACTAAAAGCACCATACAAAGTTTGATTAGAGTTAAATTGCATGATAGGTGCTACACGATCTCCCATTTGCATTGCTAATCTATTAAAAGAGAAATATCTCCAAACTTGTCCATACTTAGACCAATTACCACTGTAAATATCAAAATCTCCTTCATTATGTGAAGTATCATTTTCCCAAAGAGGGTTGCCTGAAGTCATGTCATTAAAGTTGTAAAACTTAGCTGCAAGTACCCAATTTCTGCCCTGCATCCAATTAACTCTTACATAAGCTCTAAATTTCTTACTGTTATAATTTAACCAATAAACACCATTATTAGTAATACTGCTATCAATATTAGAGTATGCGGTATTTACAGTATTGTTAGCAACAGTCCCAAAATTTTCTGATTCACTATCAGGGTCGCCAACTTTGTAACTTCCATATTCATGGATTAAATTACCATTTGTATCAAGTCTAAGTCTTTCTGTTGCAGCAGTAGAAAATCCAATAGCATTATCTGCAGGAGCAAAGAAACCTGAATTATTATCTCTTAAACCAATAATAGGTACTGATGCTGAATTTGTAACTCCCTGTACTCTTATTTGTCCTGATATAGCTAAACTACCTGCATCAGTTACATAAGAATCTGGGTCTGTAATACCAATACCAACATTTTCATTGCTTGTAATTGTTATTGCTGTCGCATCAGCACTTGAACTGATACCTGCTACACCACCTGAAATAGTAGCCCATTGCAGATCATTACTTGATGCCACATAAGTAAGAGCTTGACCATTACTAGGATTAGATGCACTAAGTGCAGCAACTCCTACTGCGTTGTCAGCAATTAAAGCTGCGGTTATTGCATCATCTGCAATCGCTGCGGTGGTTACCGCATCGTCTGCTATAACTCTTGATGTAACTTTAGTGTTTGCCATATTATCCCTCTAGTTCTGTAATCCTTGCTTCTGCTGCTTCAAGTTTTGTTTTAAGTTCTTTGATTGCTTCAATAAAAAATGGGGTAAGCCTTGAGTAATCCATTGAATAATATTGTGTATCTATATCTTTATTTTCAATTTCTTCATTTGTTGCATCTGCATCTTCTACAAGTTTTGGTAGTTCACTATCTACTTCCAACATATTTTGTGCTGTTACACCAAACTGTTTACCTTCACCTCTCTTTTCTTTATCTTTCCAAGTAAAAGATACGCCATTCATTAGTGCAACTTTATCTAAAGCTCCATCAATAGTTGTAATGTCTTCTTTTAGCCTTTCATCTGAATATGTTGAAAATCCACCATTAGCCTGACAAGCACTTCCAAAATAAAAACCTGACGACGCACCACTTTGGTAGAAATGACAAAATGAGCTATTGCCATGCGATTGTTTGAAGTTACCATTACCATTTTCGCAATAAAAAACATATTCACCGCCTGAGCCTTTTATGTGGAATTTATTGGTAGGATTAGTTAGACCTAAGCCAATTCTATTTGTACTACCATCAAAATATAAAACACCGCTATCACCTGATGATCCTCTTATCTCTAAGTCATTATATGCACCTGCACCTCTGTCATAGCCAATGATTGAACAAACACCACTATAACTGTTGATAACAACACCTGTGCTATTACTGCCTTCAAAAGTACAAATAGCTTCTTGATCACTAACCACATGAAGTTGTGAGCTATTTGAAGTTGTACCAATAGAAACATCACCATCATTTTGTATCTTCATAGCTGTACTTAGAGAACCGCCTGTAGAGGTTAAAAACTGTATATTTCCTACTGTTGATGATGCATCAAACTTTATTCTTGCAGCTAAATAATCAGCGTTTGCATGATGAGCATAAATGCTGCCAACATGTACTTCTCCTGAAGATGAATCACCTCTTCCTGTTAGTTGCAATCTGCCTACCTTGCCTGAGTTTGCTGCGGTATCACCTATCCATAGACCTGTACCATCTGCTTTTAATCTCATTCTCTCATATGGATTTGTGCCACTACCAAATATAGTAGTGCCTGCATTCACAGTAGAGTCTGTAGTGTGAAAAGATATACCTTCGTCATAATACATTCTTATTGCATGACCATGCCAACTACCATTTATAGTAGTTAATGTATTAGCAACAGAAGATGAAGTTTCTACATTATGACCAAGTACAGTCATCTGCCCTGAAGATGTTTGCCCTAATGTTCCATAACCATTAATTCTTATAGCTTGATTGTGAGTAGACTGTATTGCTCTATTTGTCTGAACCACATTACCTGAAGTAATGGTTATAGCATTAGCTGTACCACTATCTGAAATACTAGGGGTACTTGATAACTCGCTTGGTATTTTAGTGTTTGCCATCTTATGCGTTCTCCAATGTTTCTATTCTTGCTCTAAGAGCATCATTATCAGCTTTTAGTTCTTGTATTGCTTTGGTTAATAAGGAAACATAACCTGATGTCATACCACCTGTTAAACCTTTTAATTTATCTTCTTCTTCCTCGTCAGTAGTTACATATTCAGGTAAAACTTTTTCTACTTCTTGAGCTACAAAACCTGCTTCAACATGTTCTCCACTATCTTTCCAATCAAATGAAACTGGATTTAAGGCTAAGACTTTTTCTAGTGAGCCTGTAAGTGGCTTAATATTTTCTTTCAACCTCTCATCTGATATTGAAGCAAATTGCACATTAGAAGAACCATTACCCACAATACCACCCATGCTTGTTGAGCCATCATTTGCAAAAAATCTTATAAATCTTTGAGAGCTAGATGTTGTAGCTGATGTTTTTCTACATTCTATGGCTACTGATTCTTGAGTTCCTGAACCCAAAACTGCAAGTGCAGTAGATGTACTTATTGCAGGACCAGTACAATTTATAGCTACAGTTCCATAACTTAAAATCCTCATGCGTTCACTAGTAGAAGGTTCTATTCTTAATTCTCCATTAGAGCCTGTGCCACCACTATTTTCTGAGCCAATGTAAATTTTTCCATCGTGTGTAGTAAATGATGCTACTGTTGATGTTCCATCACCTGAAAAACCTAATGCTGTAGAACCACCATCTTGAGCATCAACAAACAAACCTTTACCTGTAGATGAAGAATCAACATATAATCTAAAGCCATTAGGATTTGTATTTCCAATACCTACATTTCCTGAGCTATTAATCCTCATGCGTTCTGTAGGACTATTTGAAGTACCAAAAACTAAATCATTATTATTTGAAAAAACCATTGCAGAACCACCTGTATTAGCTAGTTCAAAATAGTTTGTTGCTTGTCCTGAGCTTATAAATCTTACAGGTGAATCACCGCTATCAGATACAACAAGTCTTGCATTTGGACTTGTAGTGCCAATACCTACTCTATTATTTGTAGAATCTACTTTAAGTGTTGATGTATCAACTGTTAGATCTGCGGGAATAATTACATTGTTAGTAAAGGTTACATTTTCGCTTGAGTCAATGGTAATCGCTGTGGCATCAGCACTTGTGCTGATTGAGGTAGCTGATTCTAAAACATCAGACACTAAAGATTTTTTCAATGCATTGTCTGTTGCATCAAAGATCATAAAGTGATCTGCTCCTACTGCTGTAACTTGTGTAAGTCCTGAAACAAATGATGCAGGTAAAGTATTAACATCAGTTTGTGTAAAGGTCATGACCTCTACTGTCGCACCATTAGCAGGACTTGCATCTAGCGTAAGCGTAGAGCCTGAAACTGCATAGCTATCTTTTTGTTGATATACACCATCAATAAAGACCTGTGTATTGTTTTCATGGATAGGTGCAATACTTAGCGTAAATTGTGGTGCATTACCTGCACTATATGTAAATTGATCGTGGTTGAGGTTATTACCTGAAACTGCTGCACTTACATGGTAAGCAACTACTTTGCGTGTGTTAGGAGGTACAGCATCTAAGGTAAGCGTGGTTCCTGATAAAGTAAAATCTCCGGGATTTTGATAAACGCCTTCTATAAATACAATTAAATTGTCTTCGCTTGAAGGTGCTTGGCTTAGTGTAAATGCAGCACTAGTTCCATCACTTGTAAATGTATCAACGCTTAGTGTAGATGTAACTTCGGTCTTTACATCTTCTAGTAAAGCCGCAACTACTCTTAGCTCTGCCTTATCTCCAGAACTGAACGCCCTTGCAGTTGTATCATCTTGCCCCCTAACAACAGTAAGTGTGTTTCCACTTCTTGCTGTGACCTTAACAATCTCTGTGTTAGTAGTATCGTCAAAGGTACAGTAAAAATGTTCCCCTGAACTTAATGACGGAAAAACAGATCCGTCAGTAACGGAAATGCTAGTAGCACTACTGTTTATCCCTGCGGCAAGAGTTGTTGCTGCGTTGTTGGTGAACTTAACAGCCATTAGCTAACTCCTTAAAAATTAACTAACTGTTACAGTCCAAGTAATTGTCATTGAGTCAGATGCACCCTTATTTACTACTGAAAAAACAGTTCTACAAAGCAAGTCACCAGAAGAAGAGGCATTTAAAATACCTGCTTCGGTTACAGCACCTGTACCTGTGCCTGCTGCAAATGTTGCTGTGTAAGTTACAACAGCACCTGAAACAGCAGTGCTAGTTAATGCAACACGACCTAGTTCGGTTCCTAAAGAGGAATTACCAGCTGCGGCTGCGGTAGAACCACTACCAATAGCCATGTGCGACATAGCTGTTGCGGTAGCATCTTTCATTCTGGAAGCAACATATTCCTTGCCATCAGTAACAACAAGGTTGTCAACTTCCTGAACAGTTTCTCCATTAAGAGCAATTTTTAACTTACCTGTAAGTTTAAAACCATCGTTTATCATTTAAATCTCCTAATTTAATACGCTTGTGTTTAAAGCACTTGTATTCAGAACACTGCTTGAACCTGAAATTAATACCACATTTATGGATTCAGTAATGGTAGCACTGTCAGACAAGGCTTTTGAAAAAGATATCACTTCTTGGTCTGATAAGGAAGAGCTATCCGTGAAGATGCTCCCCGCACCAGAAACCAAAACTTCACTCATGGTTACTGAATCAGCGAAGGAAGTAACAAATTCTATACTAGGGCTATCTGATAAAGATGCGGTATCTGATTGCGATGTTGAGAAGGCATAATCCAAGGACTCTGAAATGCTAATAATATTACCCTTATTAATACCAAAGTCAGTTCTTAAATCATCGGAGGGGCTTGCAACATCATCTAAGGTATACGCATCACTAAAAGCTCTAGTGTAAGTAACAACTCTAGCAAGTGACTCTAACATTGTGAAGTCGCCAAGCAATGAAGAATTTACTTCTCCCCCCATGCCACTATGGTTTGTGCAATAATAAAAAAGAGTTGTCGCTGTATTATTTGTTATCTGTATTTGTGTGTATGCACCACTAGATCCTGATGTGCCATTAACTGTTACACCTGTAGTGTATTGACTGCCACTATTATGAGATCCGTTTGCTGTTTCACTAAACCTAAAAGGGTGTCCTGAATTACTAGAGTCAGAAGTATCAAAGGTATAAGTGTTTCCAGAAACTAAATGCACCAACGGAGAAACAACTCCATCAATGTAATATTTATTTCCAGATCCATAATTATTTACACCTGAAGCTACAGTAACTGCAAAGGTAGTGTCTCCAGAGTCTTGCATTGATGTTTCTGCACCCATACCACTGTGGTTTGTGCAATAATAATGAAGGTCCGGAGTTGAATCAGAAACCACAATTCTTGTGTAAGCACCAGAAGATCCCGGGGTTCCGTTTGTTGTTACATTAGTAGTATATTCAGATCCTGAATTATGAGATCCATTTGCTGTAGTTGAAAATCTTAAAGGATGCCCTGAGTTGCTTGAATCTGATTGATCAAAGGTATATGTAAATCCTGAGTTTAATATAAGACCCGGGCTTGATAAACCATCAATATGATACTTGTTGCCAGATCCATAGGGGTTAGTAGCCGATGCAACAGTTACAGTGTAGGTTTTGGTGGTTGTTGTGCCTGATGAATCATCAACTGCTTTACCTATATCTTTTACATCAGATTCTGATATTGATGTAGAGTCTGATTGTGGAATGCTTGAAGATAAGGCAGGTGAATCAGAGACAGATAAGGTTTCACTCTTAGCTGGATCAACGCTTAAAACTTCTGAATCAGTAAATGACAAAGTATCACTTTTTGCAGGCTCGATACCAAGCGAGGGAGAATCTGCAATGCTAAAGGTATCACTTTTCCCTGTTGTTAAACTAAGTGCAGGTGCATCGGTTAATGAAGGTGTTTCAGTAAAAGCTCTTACAAAGGACATAACCCTTGAAAGACTTTCTGTTATCCCAACTGTATCTGATTGTGAAGAACTGAATGCTAATGCTGCTTCCTCAGAAATTGACAAGGTGTCAGTTTTAGAAGTTGAGAATGAAAGTGCGGGTGAATCTGTAAGTGAGATGCTTAATGCATTTGCACTATCGCCAACAAAGAAAAGGTTCTTACTATCAGGATCAAGTCTTACATCCGCAAGTACAAGATTGACAAACTGCAAAGAAGTTTGCAGATCTATGAAATCTAAAAGTGTGGAAGTATTAGCTGATAAATTTAGAGATGCAATCTGCTGACTGCTGACAGTCATGTGCAGTTGCGAAAATGATACTGATATTTTCAGTGCCATTAGTCAAAATCATCTCTTACTGTAAATTTAATTAAATCATTAACTGTTTGAATATTCCCATCTGACTTTGTAAATTCAACCTCACCCTCATAAAGTCCGGCTGCTGTGAAAGTATCACTTGGGAATACCATAGTACATTTACCATTTGTTGCATCGGTAATTGTGCAAGTAATTGTTTTTAATACTGTAGTTGTTCCAATCTCTCTGATTCTTAGTCTTACTGTTCCGCTTGTAATATCAATCGGTGCAAAAGTATCCGCATCTTCTGGATCCAAAGTTTGTCCGCTTGCAGCAGTATTTGAATCCTTAAGTGTAATAGTAAGTTCAGGTAGAGTGTCGCCCACAACTAATTTTAAATTTGCTGAATATGCCATTAGTAACCAAACTCCTGATATTTAACAGTTAAGTTAGCTCCAACATTTCCGTATTTTGTTTTTCTTACTGCCAGAGCCTCTCCCTTATCATACATCCTTTTGTTAAGATCCGCAGACTGTAAATCAGTCCAAGGGCAATCCTTCATCATTTGTAATCTATATAAAACACCATGAACAATAGTTTCCTGATATTCGTTAGCAATGATGCTTGGAATTGTTGTAGATGACTGGGTTGGCTTTAAGCTGTAAAGAGCATAAAGGGTTTCTGTTGCTTCGGGTGTTGGGGCAACCAAAATTGTTTCTTGATCTTTCTGAGTGTAATACTGAACCTTACCTTTACCATAAACATTAAATATGGATTGAGAACCTATCTGTGCTTTTGGTTCAATTGGCTCTAGCGTTTTTTGTGATGTGATTGTAATTGAGCTATCAGATCTTGATCTAAATATATCAATGATGTGGTTAAGCTCTGCTCCCGGTGGGATATCTAAGTCACTAGAACTATATTCATTTACATTTGCTGCCACAATAAAAGGTGAGAGCTCTTGCATATAAATATCAGTGTTAATACAGAAATCTATAAGTGTGTTTCTTAACTCGTCAATAATAATAAATTTAGGACAGTTAGGAGCTTCTCTCCTTACCTTCGGTACTAAAGTTTCTAATTTCTTTGATACTGCCATCTATTATGTGTCCTGTGCAGGAGTTGCTGGTCTAGGTTGTGATCCGGCATCTGCCTGAGTTTTAATGCCTAAAGCATTCTGGAAAGCTGCATAGTATGAGGATGACTTTTGTAAGTCACCTGCAAACTCAGAATCTTTCTGATATGCCCTATAAAGCATATAGTCTAAGATAGCATTAGCGTAAGTATCATCCAAGCCTATTACATCAGTATCTGTAGAAAAATTACTGATGGTAATTTCTGACGGAGATGAACTAAAAATTATTTCAATTGTATGTCCTCCACCTGAAGGATGGGGATACACATAAAAGTTTTTTGGGTCTACCGGGTTATAAACATAATGTTCTACCGCTAGTCCTGTAGAGGAATACCAATCATCCACTTGGTCATCTAAGACCTTTCTCTCGATTATGGTGACGGGGGTTTTGTTTGGGCTTAGATTTTTATAAACATCTAAGAGTCTTAAGCCTCCTGTTGGGAGTGCTTGTTTTGCTGTTTGAGCTAAAGTAAAGGATGCATTGGTTGTGCTTGCATCAGGTCTAAATAAAACAATTTCTCTTTGAGCATCGTTTAAATAATCAAGGAGAGTTTGTTGCGACCATCTGACATTAGAGTTGTCTTGTAAGATCTCTTCTGCCTTATCAATGACATCAATGACCTTCACCGTTGCCATGTTAGAGTCCTAGTTGTTTTTTCTCTTCGTCTGAAAGAGATCTTTCATCATAAATAAATGTCCAGTATTCCTCTCTGTGCATAGGGCTCCATGGAACTACTTTACCAAATTCGCCTTTAGATGCGATTGGATTTTTTTTGCCTGATGATTTTTTTGTTTCTTTAACAGGTTTCTTTTTTTCTAATACTTCAACCTGTGCCTCAAGATCTGAGAGCTTTTGTTTTTTATCTAGTTCAACACCAAACTCTTCTTTAGCATGTTGTACTAATTCGTCTTTCTTCATGTGGACTCCTTTTATTATTTAATGTATCACAAAAAGGTGGGGAGCCGAAGCTCCCCCATAAGGTTAATTAAGAGTTTAACTTAATTTCGCCAATTGCTGTTGGAACAACAACCTTGTAACCGTAAACAGCTAAACCTCTAACGCCATCACCGAATGAAGACTCAAGTCTTACAGTTTCAGTGTTAGTCATTTGAGAAGCATACGCTACAGCTTTAGGGTGCCCAAAGAATCCAGAAGTTACTCCACTAGCAACAGTTAAATTGTTAGTCACATAGACATTAAATCTATCGATCATTCCAATGTTACCGTTTCTTAATGGAGACTCAGCATCACCTGTTAGGTATGCTTGTTTAAGGTCTGAATTTTTGATGATCGCAGCAGTTGCTGGGTCAATAATTAAGAACCTATCAGTTTCTGGGATATTATTTTGGTCAAGTGATTTACCACAATCCAAGATTAGCCCCAAGATGTTAGAAGCGGTAGTTGCACTACCTCCACTATTTACATCTGATAGAGATGATCCTGAAGCAATATTTCCAAAGACATCTTGCTCAATAGCGATTTTCATGTTTTGAGCCGCATCGCCTGCTGCTTCACTCATGAAGTCGATATCAGCTTGTCTTCTTAGAATATCATCAACTTTAAAAGCATAGCTTTTAGCTTTGTTGATATCTAGTTCGATAGTGCTTGATGTGACATCAGCGTAAGACAAAGAACCAGTGTAGTCAGCAACTGTTACTGCTGGTACTGCTCTTATGTTTACTTTGTTACCTAACCCAGAGATCTCTCCTTCGTACTCGTTAGTTGTTACCTCAGATAAAACTGTCTGAGAATAAAACTTAGCTTGTAGCTTCTTAGAAAAGACTTCTGGAATGAAATGCTGTTCGCCAGCTGCGAAAGAAAAACTTCCACTACTTGATGATAAAGCCATTATTTTACTCCTTTATTTAAATGTCTTTAATTCAAATTTGTAGTAAAAAATTTAGGGCTTAACTCTGCCATCCTTGTAAGCTTGGTCGATTTCTTTTTCATGTTTCAGAAACTGTTTATCGGTTAGCTTTCCAATTTCAGCAGCAGTCCAAATCTTTTTACTACTCCCAATATTTTGTTTCCTAGCTTTCGGTAAATTAGGTTCAGCATTTTGCTTTGCCTTTTCTACCAAATCCTCTTTGGAAACTTCCGGAGTAGATTTAATCCCAAGGGCTTTCTTATAACGAGACAGGAGTTCAATCGTATCGTTTGCATTTCCGCTATCTGCTATCTGCTGCCAAACCGGGCTCTGTCTTTCTAGCCAAAGAGTAAAATCCTCTGAGTTGGCTACTTGGACATAGTCTGGGTGGGCTTTAGCTAACTTAGCTTTGTGCTCCCGCACCATATCTTCCTGTTGAGCTTTAGTTAATTCCTGAGTAGTTTGCTCAAGTTTTTTATTCACTTTCGCAAAAGCTGTGTCAACATAACTCTGAAGGGGCTTCACTAACTCAGGATAATCTTTCATTATCTCGGATAGGTCTACGCCTACTTCTTCCTTCTGCTGCTCAATGCGGGTTTCACTCCTCATTGATTCCATAGCCTTAACCTTATCGGTTAACTCAGAGATCTTCTTTTCAAGCTCTTTCTCATTTTGGGTGGCTTTGGTCATTCGTGCCTGAGCATTCTTGTACCGTTCCTCCCATTGTTCGGATGATATCGTTTCCTTCTCATCCACCGCTTGTTCATTCTCTACTTCGGTTTGAATCTCTCCAGCTTGACTCGATTCTTCAGTATCCTGAGATTCTTCGGGTGAAGTCTCCACAGTTTCTTCTATCTCTTCCGGAGTGTCCTCAGCTTCAGGTTCAAGATTTGCAAGCCCTTGTCCCTCTGGTTCGGATTCCTTTCGAGAAGCTTCAATCTGTTTTAACATCTCGTCAGCTTCTTTTTCAAGCCTTTCAGCGATTACCTCGCCTTTAGTTTTAACTTCTTCAGTCATTTTTTATCCTCGGTCCTTTATGTAAGGGTGTCGATTATTTATATATGTTAGGAGTTTCCTTGCGGGTTCCTAACCCATTTAAAACTTTGTCTGCAATTTTGTCTAAAGATACAATAAACTTAAGTATGTCGCAACGACCTTGACTAAACCGGTAGTCCTCCGTTGTTTCCAACAGGTCCCTCTCCTGTTGGCGGAGCGACTCTATTTCTTGCATCAGGACCAACCATTCCTTCTCCATTTGGCTGCTCAGGACCTTGATCGCCTTGCATGCTTGCGGCGATAGCTTGTTGTAGTTGTTGCTCATCCATTAACTCCTTTTCAGATTTAAGTATATCGTCTGGATCAATATCTAATGACTTGGCTACATCTTTCAAGAGCTTGTCTCTCTTGATCATCTGAGCATCCATTGGATTATTGATTAGTGATAGGAATTGTAGAAGTCTTTGTGATTGGACTTCTTTTTGTACCATTGTTGTAGACCCTCTGGCTATGATTCTCATATCTGACTTGATGTCTGAATTAACATTCCAAGTCATGTTCCAATCATATAAAGATCTTACGAGTGGTTTGGTTAGATAGTCATCAATGTTTTTAATTACAGATTTTAAAACTATATTGGCGTTGGACATCAATATAGAAATACCTGTAGCTGTTCTATTTAATGAGCTCTGTGTTTGTCCGTGGGTGTATGAAGGTAGGGCAGTTGTTTCATCTGCGAATCTTCTGAATAGTTCGATAACAGAAACTAAAGCCGGTGAATTAGATTGTGGTTGATAGAATCTAACCATGGGTTGGTTCCCATCTCCCCCCTCTCTTAAGAACACCCTCCATGGGTATAGGTCGGTAGGATCTTCACCACTTGCCATGATGTCAGTATTAACTTCAACCATGGGTCCAGAAGATAACGCCACATTATCTAGATAGATTCTTGTAGCAGCATTCATGGTTTGTTGTGAATCACGCATCATTGCTGGTACGCCTGTTCCCCAAAATACATGAGGGTTCTTTTCGTAAGGGAAAATAAAGTAAGGAATAATGTTACCCGGTAAAGGATTTAATTGTGCCTTGATGACCTTGTCTCCAGCCATCCAAATGTTGCACTGATATTCCTGTGTTAGATCGTCTGACTCATTAAACTCAATCCCGACTTCCTCTAAGTCAAATCCGTTAACGCTACCCCAGAACTCTAAAACCTCAAACTTGCCTGACTCTGTTTCGTAGTCATTAATGTTAGCAATATCTCTTCTGTCCTTCTCGTGCTGTTGTTCGTCATGGTTACCCTCTGGGTTCATGAGAATGCATTCGTCAATTAAGTCTGCATTAAAACCGGGGGCTACTTTAAGATCTTGGAAGTCAACACGGGAAAGGATGTGTCTTCTAAAGATTGATCGCATGTCATCAATAGAGGTCGCATACGGATCAGGGTATAGATCGAAAATAGAAACCGCCTCCATCTCTGGCATAGGTTCTTCTTCGTATATCAGATTATATCCTTCTTCAGAATTAATCCATTTGTGATTTTTCTCTATTCGTAATGTGCCTGCTTTCATGGCACCTGTACCGAAAATCACTTGTTCCATAATAGCATCTTTCATCTTGCCTTCAAGATTACTTTCTAATGTTTGATCATTTATTACATCCAACATCTTATCTACACGGATGTCTGTTTCTTGATCTAACTCTTTAACAAGCTCTCTGTATCTGGCTTGAATTAAATCATCCACCATCATTGGGTCAATGACCTGTGATGCCTGCATGATTTCAAAAGCAGCACGCTCTGTTAGTTCTTTTTCAACTAGGGGTTGTTTGGCAACCGGGGTTGATTCAATAGAATAAAATCTTTGTCCCGGTTGAAATAATAAATCGGTAATTCTTGAATAGGCTGCAAGCACCTTGGTTCGGGTAAGACCTACATACACTTGTGATCTGTCGCCCTTCTCTTGAATCTTGCCTAGGGTTTCTTGGTCATACTGACCCATGAATGCTCTAAGGTCTTCTACCCACTCATCCTCTATGTCAGAACGGGCATCCTTATATTCACGGTATTTATATCTTAGTTCGGTACCTAGGGTTCTTATGGACTCTTCGTTAAGTCCGTCTTCAGCCATAGCAATCCCTTCTGGGGTTACTTCTCTTTTGTCTAGTTCGCTCATTTAAAAAAACTCTTTCTTTTTTCTGTTAGTTATTTGAATCCTTTGTTTTCTGGGCATTGAATTTAAACCAAACAGTGCTATAGCATATGCCATGATTCTATCATCATAACATCCTTGCTGTGCATTTGTAATACCTCTGGCATCAATAACATAAGTACGCATCTCGTCAATCAGGTCAACGCATGCTACGCCAGACTCTCCCTGCCGCAGTAAATGTACTAAGTTATCAATAATTAATGGTTTTGTCTTGCTTGTTGTCAAAAAACCTGCTCGCCTTGTTAGGCGATCTACATACGCATCATCGACAGCTTGTTCAACATAGAGGTTTGGATAACCAAGATCTTGTAATTTTCTTATCGTTGTTAGACCATGGTTGTTGCGTTCAATTAAAGTCCAAGCACGATTATAGTAACTCGCTATCTCACCGATCACTTCGGCAAAGTCAAACGGGTCAATGTGCCCGTGCCAAGTGGCAACCTGATATCCCATGTGGTCCAGAACTTGGATGCAGGAATAGTCACCGTGTTCGAGCCCCTCGGAAACATCCACACCAATACAATAACGATGATCAGCTTTAGGATGCTCGAAAATTTTTAGGGGACCATTGTTGTTTTCCATCATCTCTTTTCCCCGCAGATGCCCACGCCAAGTCGGGGAATAGCACTCATTGTAAGCAGCATCAATATACTTAGGCTCAACAAACACACGCCCTGTGGTGAGGAACGCCTCTTGCGGGGTAATTGGATACTCCTGTCTAAATAGATCCTCTCCTCCGAGGTCTTGAATCTTGGCTCTCCTAAAGTTCAGCTGCTCATCGTCAAGATGAAACATATTTGCAAGTACCTCTTCCTCATCGGTACGCTCAAAGTATTTATTAATCTTACGCCTGTATTCGGGCATCATGCTCCAAGGAATAAAACATAGAGCCCATTCCCCCTCTCCCCTGAGCGACCTCATGCATGCATCATAGAACCAACCTCCGGCACCATTGGCGGTGGATTCTAAAAGTATCTCAGAGTTATCTTCGGGCACCGTCTGGAGCAAGCCGGGGATAATGTCCGCATTGGGGTAGAAAGCAACCTCAGATCCGTGCAGATAGTTCGTTGTCCAACCCCGCCCAACCTCACTTGTTCTTGCGGTAGCAATACGCCACCGGGATCCATGGGTAAATTGGAGCGATGAGGTGGTGGATTCTTTTAAGTCAGGTTTGACTAAGGGGTGTGGCAAATTATCATAGAAGTATCTAACCATTCCAAAGATCGCTTTGGTGGATTCATTCAAGTGGGATACCACAACAGCGTTCTGATTTTGGGCGGATACCGTCTTCCAGAAACCCCGTGCCTGACAGTATGTCGAAATACCCGTTTGTCGTGACTTTAAGATGAGCATTCTCACCCTGTTATGATGAGAATATTGCTCGTTTATTAATCGATCCAACTCCATCTGGGCAGCATTGAATACAAGCGGCACAGATTTACCATCCTTGTTAATTATATTCAGGCAGTTCTTGGCATAAATGTTGAGATTCGATTTAAAGGTTTTGATAATTTTTTGAAATTTATCTTTTTCAATTTCCATATTCTAAGAAACCAGCCCCCCTAAGAAACTATCCCCCCCATAAAATTAGTCTGGGGGAAAGATAGAGGGATTGGGTAGTGGGTATATGTATATAGGGTACCCTGTCCAGCACCTCCCCATGCCAGCAGGAATGCGGGTTTGAGAGGTACGGGTCCATTTTTGTGGATGGCATTTATAAGAGCACAACCTAATTAAGGTGATTCTTTTTGTTGTCAGAATCTGAGGCAGAGAGATCGAGATTATCGAACCAAGAATCTTTCATGGATAGCTCGATCTTTTGGTTTTGATCTAGCATATTGAAGTGTCGCATGAGTAGCTCTAGAGCCTTCACACGAGAGCCTGCTGTTGCACCATGGATATCACCAAG